CGTTTTCGTCGCTGTCAATCGTGATGTCTGCGCTGATGGTCTGACCGTTCAAGCGAATGATGCTGTTGTTACCCTTGAAGGGGTAGCGTGTGTCACTCTCTGTCTTAGTGTATGTGTTGGCAACACCAAACGTGTCATACACGACCATCTCTACTACGTCATTCAGTGACGCACTAGTTACAAGCACGACTGTTGTACCTGTCGTGGCTGTGTAATCCGTACCCGGCTTTAGAAGAACACCGTTCTGATACACGTCCATGTACAGGCTGTCTGTATAGGTGAGTGTCTTACTGTCTGCATCACTGCCGCTAAAGCTAGTCTGACCAGCAGTAGCTTGGTAGATAAACCTATTGCGGACACCCTTGTCTGGTGATTTACCTATGTATGCCATTGGTTATCCTGCTATCTCTTGTGCGATTATAGAGGAAATACCTCTTTCATTAGTTGTAGCGTTAGTATCATTAACAGTTTTATTTAAATAAATCGTGTCACTTTCACTATTTCCAGTAAAAACAGCCACCTTGTAGGTAATCTGCGAGGTTGTCGAGGGGCTATCAAAATACTCAAAACTACAAATTTCAGGAGTGCTTCCGCTGTCTCCTGCATGATAAGTTCTGGTTGCCATGCTTATGCCGACATTTCTATTACCTGCTACGGCATGCGCTAATTTTGTGCTGTCCCGCAATAGAAAAAAAGTATGATTCCACATATTAGATGTGTCTACACCAAACTCTAAAAACATATGCACCTTTAGATGAATGATGCTGTTGGTAAAATTAGGAGTGATGTTTACCGTTAAGTCAGTAAGAATTGTTTGTGTGTTTGCCGGAACGCTTGGCGCACTCGTCCCAGTAAACTGCGTGTACTGAGTTTGTATAATGCCACCACTAGGGATGGCACTAACATCAAAGCCACTACCTCTAACTGTTGTTAGTGCCATCTCTTACTCCTTATGCGTAAGGCGAGTCGCCTAGTACAGATGTATCCCACGCTGCCTTGAGTGCAGCAATGTCAGCAGCATTAGCAATTGCAGTTGCGGCTGGTGCATCACGCAGGGCAGTCTTTCTGTTTACAGAAGCAGTCTTGGCATCTGCATCGTCTGCCTCAAGTGCTTTCATGTATACTACGTCCTCTGCATCAAGCAGCGGCTGACGCACTTCACGGATTTTGTCCTTGAAGATTTCTTTGGCCTTCGTCATGTCCTCAGAAATGACAGTGCCGTTTAATGACCATGCACCACGAAAGTGACGGTCAGAAGGAACGGTTGCCGAAGCGGCATCAATCTGATTCCCGTCCTTATCTACGATGTATGTTGTTGCCATTAGGTTTCTCCTCTTAGGCTGCTAAATCTGTGACGCTAAGTTCTTCAGTAATCTTCCAAGCATTGCGCCACTCACGTGTGCCGGGAAGCTGTTCTTTGCGGCAGATAACCATCTTAGGTTTATTGCCCTCGTTCCACGCCCTCCATACGGACTGCGGTACGTCTTTCATAATCAGGTACTCAATTGCCTGTTCTTCTGTCATAGCGTCAACAGGCTTGGTATTGTGCAACAGGTAGCCACGAGTGTGCTTCTTAAAGTCAGGCTGTGCCTCGTCCTTTGCTAGTTCCCAATAAACTTCGACAGGCGGCAGGATACCACCCTGTAGCGCACACGCCATCCAGTTAGGGTCAGGAACCAGTATCTTTGCACATTCATCAATGCTGTCCTCATAGACAACACGATACTCTGACTGCACACCATCAAGGTTTTCTTTGGCCCAGCAGAGCCTGTCCCATAGATGTGTGCCTTGAAACTCTGGTGTCACTGTCATGCTAGATTTCCTTGAACGGTAACACTGGCGTTGGTTTCAATATCTAATTCAACGTAAACACCGCTACTATTTACATATGCAGAATCTACTTCGACAGAAGATGTATTTTTAGACTCAATCTCTGCAACACGCACATTATTGACAGTAGACGAATGGTTAAACGTAATATTCATGTTTGCTGAATATAATGTGCTTCCCATGTTGTTCGTGTAATTCAGGCCGTACTGACCTGTATCGTCATCATCAAGAGATGAAATATTAAAACTGTCAGGTAACGTACTGCCACCTGCACCAATATGCGCCCACGCCTTCGCACTGCCCTCCACAACATTATCGGTAGTGACCGAACCCGCAGTCGAGTGCGTCAGGGTATCTGCTTTGATTATACCGAATGCCATTACGCGAGGTCTCCATGAATTGTGGCATATGAACTTCCTATATCCCCCGCTGTGCCACTAGAATTTGTAGAAATTTGTCTATATGCTGCAGAGGTCTTTGAGCCATTTTGAAAAATTTTAGTTCCACCACTTAAACCTCCAAGAACATTACTTGTAACACTGTAATTTGCAGAGTTCATATCGTTATTTATATTTATGGTACAGTCTCCCGCACCTTCGTCATCCAGAGATGAAACATTAAGACTGTCATTTAAAACAAAAGTTGCGGCTGTTGTATAATCTGCCCAACACTTAGCTAACCCCTGCTGCAACTGCATAGTGGCTCCACCTTGCTCAGATGTTACAGTTACACTACCCGCAGTAGTCTTGCCTGTGAGGTTGTCTACAAGAATGCTACTCATGCGAGGTCTCCTAAACACGAATGCATAACCAAGTCGGCGTCATTTCCAGCAGAACCATTTCCTGATTCTGCCGCAGACTGCACATTCACTGTAGACGATGTAGGCAACACGCTTCTTCTAGTTCCAACAGCGAATACATATTGATTTTCAGTTCCGTCATCTATTCCAACACTCATCATTACTGTGTAAGTCGCATCAGACATATTGTTTGTGTAAGTGGCCTGATATTCACCAGACCCCAAATCGCTAACACCTGATTGATTAAAGGAACCTGTTACAGTGCTGCCGTCAAAATTGTAACGGTTGTGCGTTTTTACCGCCTGTTGCTTCGTCAGCGTAGCTGCACCGCCGCTGGTGCTTTGGATGGTATCTGCTTTCAACGTACTCATAGCGTCACCAATGTCCCGCCGCTTTCAACGGTCAGGGTTACGCCACTGGCTACAGTGAACGGGCCTGTCACGTTTGCGTTCTCAGTTGCAAGAATTGTTATGTTACTGGTGAGGCTCTGTGCGTTAGTGCGGAACAGTCCACCACCCTTGAAGTTACCTTTGTTTTCTGCAGGTATAGTCACTGACCCACGGGCGAGGTCAAGATAATTTACAAAGATATTATTTGTACCAGAAGAGGGGGCTGCAGTAAAGGTGAGAGTTGTGCCATCAGGAATAGTATACGCACTTGTATCCTGCACAACACCGTCTACAGATACAAGGACACTTTGTACACTAGCTACAGTGCGGTTAAGTGTGAATGTCGTGTCGCTGCCATCACCATTGAACCGTTGAACAGCCGGTGTAGTTTCAAAGTGTGTAGCAACAGCGTTACCAAGAAACGGCATGAGTTAATCCTTACGTAATGTCAAGATGGCTAAGAACTACATCAGCAGATGATGCAGTATCGGATTGCACGGTAATAGTATCGCCGGGTTCCATTACAACTTTTTGGTCACCGCCAATCACTACAAGTGTACCGCCTACTGGAATAGGCGCATCCTTTACAAGATGCACATTGTCAACTGCGCCACTGGTACGACCAGAACCATTTAGCTTTACACTAACTGTAATCTGGCTAGTAACAATATTAGCAATGGACATTCCGATAACGGTAGTTTCAGTGCTTGACGGACAAGTGTAAATGGTGGCTGCGCCTGTACCAATTGCTGTATCCGTTTCGCTTAGAAATGCGTTTGCCATTTCTTACTCCTAATTTACATTAATTATACCATATTTTTATATGGATGTCAAGTGTTTTTTTAACCTAATGCAATAGCAAATGCTAGGGCAGCAGGGTCTGTCTCCGTGACCGTGTAGGTTACACGCTGGTTTGCAGCATCAAATGCAACACTCGCTGAACCAGCAGCAGCGAATTGTATGCCTGTTGAGTTAGTAGAGGTAAACTGTGTGCTACCACTAGAGTTTTCTACTGGCAGGGATGTCGTGGAAGAAGTAATAAAGCCACTGTCGTTGTTAAAACCAGACAGGTTGATGTTGCCTTTGGTCAGTTTCTTCTGATTGTTAGAACTGTCAATAACAGCAAAGAAGTCACCATCGCCATCTGATGTTGATGTAGTGAGTTCTGACAGGTCTACAGCAATCGTGGCTGTACCAGAAGATGTGATGGTGGTATCACCAGATACGTCAATGAGATTACCGGCAGCTACGGCTACGCTAGTGACTGTACCACTTGTTGTCGTAAAGCCACTATCGTTGTTGAAGATACTGAGAGGTATTTCATTAGCAGCTTTGCGTCTGTCAGCCCCATTGTCAAGAACAATAAATTCATCCGTACCAACCATAGTTTGTGTCATGTCGGTAAGTTCTGACAAGTCTACAGCAAGTGTTACAGCACCAGATGAGCCACCACCAGACAAGCCTGTACCTGCAGTAACGCCTGTAATGTCGCCTACGTTAGCAGTGAAGCCACTGTCGTTGTTGAATACGCTGATAGGAATTTCGCTGGCTGGTTTACGTTTCTGTGTACCGGCTGCACCGCCGTCAAGAACTACAAACTCGTCAGCGGCCACAAAGTCTGCGTCATATCCGCAA